CGACCGCCCCGGCAACCCGCGCCTCGGCCTCGGCGCGCACGGCCGCGGCCGCCTCGGCGGCGACGCCCTCGATCCGCCCGCCCAGATCGGCCGCTGTGCGTTCCAGCGCGGCGGCGGGGGCGGCGGCCTCGGCCAGCGGCGCGACGCGCTCCAGCACGGCGGCAAGGGCCGCGGCGCGCGCTTCGATCTCGGCCCGCCCCTCGGCCAGCAACTCGGCGCGGAGCGCGGCGACCGACTCGGCAAAATTGCCGGTGGCCTCGACCAGCGTGGTCGCGCTGGCCTTGGTCTCGACCGCGGCGGCAAGCCGTGCCACCCCGGCATCGATGGCAGACAGGCGCGCATCGAGCGGCGTCGTAGCGCGGCGGATCGCCTCGACGGTCTCGCGCGCGAACGCGACGGCGAGTTCAGGCGACATGGTGGGGCACCCCCTCGTGCAGCACGTCGGAGAAGCGGACGAATGCGGCGACGCCATCGGCCTCGCCCGGCGTGCCGTCATCCGGCATCGGGTTGTCGCCGGGCGGCTTGGGCTTGTCGGTCGGCGGCGCAGTCGGCGCGGCGGGCGTGGTCGGAGCCGTCGGCGTGGCCGGTTCGTCGAGCATCGACAGCGGGCGGAACTGGACCTGCATCATCGGCTCGTCGCCGCCCTCGACGCCCGGCCAGCCTTCCTGCGCGCGCGCCTCGTTGATGGTCATGAAGCCCGACTGGATACCTTCCTTGTACGCGGTGAAGCGCACGTCGAGATCGGTGCGCAGGATCGCGTCGACATCGAATTCCACGTCGACATCCGACGCCAGTTCGAACGTCGTGTCGAGCCGCGCTTCCAGTGCCTCAAGGTGATATTGCAGGCATCCCGAGTAGTAGGTCCGCATCAGCGTTTCGCTGTTGCGGTAGGTCACCTTGTCGAGGTCGCCCAGCAGGAAGCCCGGCACGCGGTACACGCGCGCCACGTCGGCCACGCCCCAGCGCAGCAACTCCAGCAGTTGCGCGTCGACGGCGGTCATGGTGATCGCTTCCCACTTCAGCCCGTCGCCCAGCATCGCCGTGCGTCCCGCGCGACCGGGACCGTAGTTCGCATCCCACTCGGCGCGCAGCCGGTCGGCCAGTTCCTTGCTGATCTTGCCCGGCGCGGTCAGCACGCCCGCGGGCCGTGCCATGTTGCCGAAGAATTGCGACGACGACTCGGCCGCGCGCACGCCCAGCGTCGCCGCCATCGCGGCAGCGTAGAGCGGCGTCACGCCGACCAGCGGATGGTCCACGCACATGATCCGATGGTGGATCAGGTAGCGCGCCGGGATGATCGGGCCGTCGAGGTCGGGGTTGTACTCGGAGACCAGCAGCGGCAGCGAGGTCGAGCGGCCGATCTGGTAGAACACGTCGCCCGTGACGTCGGAGACCAGCGGCCTGACGAAGGACGGATTCAGCACGTCCATCCGTTTCACCACGCCGCGCGCATCGCGCGTGAGGTACACGTACGCGTTGCCCGCGAGCAGCAGGCTGACGAAGAAGTACGAGAAGAAGTCGACGTGCGTCTGGTACGGATTCGGGTTCTGCAACAGCCGATGGATCGGATGATCGTCAGCGAGTACGCGGCCGCCATCCTTCAGCTTGCGCCACAGGTTGATCGGCAGCTTCGCGATATCCGACGAGATGACATTGACGCATCCGTACACCGCGGAGAACGACAGCAGCGGCGGCGTGTTCGGCACGGCAATGACGTTCTGCTGCCACGCGCCGGGATACGGCTCGCGGATGATGGTCGCGTTGTTGACCGTGGTCCCGCCACCGGGCGGCGACGACGGCACCGGCAGCATGTTGTACGTGCCGGCCGGTCCGCGGAAGTGCGGCTTCACTTGTCACCTTCGGGGCGCACGTCGCGACGCTTGTGGCCGCGGTGATTGATCGGGCGCAGCAACTCCGCGCGGCCCTCGCGCAGCAGCGCATCGCCGAACGTATCGGAGGTCATGAATTCCTCGCCCGGCTCGTACAACACGCGCCCGCCCACGATGATGTGGGCGAGCGCGCGGTAACGACGTGGCGAATCAACCGCCACGCGGCGCTTAGTACGGAACGCCGGACAGGACTTGCACGGCGGCGTCGCGACGGCGCATCCAGTAGATGAACCGTTCGGCCTTGATACCGACGAGGTTCTGCTGCCAGAGTGACGTGAGCGGAGCCGCCGGGGTGGCGGGCGTGGTGTCCATCTGGATCGACGCTTCGCGCGACACGTCGAGCGTGATGCCGCCCTCGTCCGCGAGGAAGATCTCCGGCTGGTCGATCAGGATGACCTGTCCGAGGAAGCCCGGTCCGACGCCCAGCGGCGACGTGGTCGAGACCACCACCGGGTAGCCCAGCAGCGTCTTGTTGGCCGCCACCGTCGGGAACGCCAGCGTGTCGGTCGCGCCGCGCACCAGCCCGAGGTAGATCGCCGTGCGCGGATTCATGATCCACGCGGGCGCAGCCATCGGCACGCCGGCCGCGGCCATGGTCGACAGCATCGTGCCGAGGTCGGCGGTGATGTTGGCGATGGTCGAGCCGGATGCCGGGATCGGCGTGATGCCGTTGGTGATGGAGCCGGGGCGAACGCCCGCGACCGGGGTGACCGCGGGGTCGATGAACTGCGCGTCGAGGAATTGCGAGATCGCCGCCTTCATCTCCTGATTCACCACGCCTTCGGCCGACGGGTCGGAGAAGCGCGCGAGTTCCTCGGTGAGCGCGACGATGATCGCGACCTTGGCCCACGGCAGCATGACCGCGTCGAGCGCGAGCGAGCCGACCGGCTTGCTCATGCCCTCGCCGACCCAGCCCGCCGACGTGATGCCGCCGGTCTGGCGCGTCAGTCGGATGTTGAACGGCACGCGGCGCAGGCTCGGCAGTTGCCCGATGATCGTCGCCGGACGCAGCATCTCGATGAACTCGGACGCCATCGTCTGCGCGTAGGTCAGCACGCCGGCCCATGCGCTGTTGGTCGTGCTGCCCGGCGTGACCGCCGCGCGCTGCTGCATCATGAAGTTCTCGATGCTGCCGAAGTTGCCGGCGGCCCGGAAGAATTCGGCCAGTTGCGGCGTCGTGTCGCGCCAGTAGTTCCGCGCGATCTGCTCGGCCTGCATCATGTTGCCCTTGGACGCGATCAGCGCCATGACGTAGCGCGCGAACGCCGTGCCCTTGGGCACCTGCTTGTCGACCAGTTGGATCGACGGCACGCCGGGCGTGACCACCGTGCCCGCCTCGGCACCGGCGGCGGAATGCACCGGCCGCGCCGATGCGGCGATCAGCTTCTCCTGCGCGTCGAGCCGCGCGAGGTGCGCGTTGACGGTCTCGGCCTCCGACTTGAACTTGTCGAAGGACTTCGTTTCCTCGTCGGTGAACGTGCGCTCCTCGGTCGACGCACCGTCGACGAGTGACTGCATTCCTGCGAGCGCCGCGTCGCGACGCGATTGCATGGTCGCCATCTGCTCGGCGATATTCATGATCGGACTCCAGTGGTGGGTGGGTGTCTTACCGGGGATGGCGGTCGGCGACGCCCAACCGCAGCACCGCGATCTGTGCACGCGCTACGTCCAGCCCCGACGCGGACCGGAACAGCGCGCGGCGCACCGCGGGCGAGAAGTTGCGAGCGAGTGACAGCGCGCTCGGGTTGGCGGGAATGCTGACGACGGAGTTCTCCAGCAATTCCTGCCCGATGAATTCGTAGCCGCCGGTCCACTTGTTGGTGACCGGGTCCTTGATCTCGTTCGGTTCCTTGGTCGGCTGGAAGCCGACGCTCACCGCCTTCAGGATTTTCTGATCGACCAGCCGCCGCACGGCGTCGACGATCTCCGACGTGCCCTCGTCGGCGAACGTGATATCGGCGATCAATTCCTTGCGCTGCTTGTCGATGCTCACCTCGGCGGTCCCGATGGGATCGCGCGCCGAGTGGCCGAACAGCACGATGGGATTCTTGCGGTAGTTGGTCAGGTCCCAGCCCGACACGCGGATCACATCGCCGTAGCGGTCGATGGTTTCATCCGACGCGACGACGCGCATGCGCCCGTTGCCCTGTGACTCGGCGGAACGGACCTCGCGGAACTGGATGCCTTGCGGTACGCGACGCATGGTGGCGGCTCTCCTGCGAGCCGGACCCCATTCCGTCGCTCGGATGTCGTCGCGTGTGGGGGTTACCTGCGGCCGGGGGATGGCGACTTCGCGCGATCCTCGGGCGGCGGGCGGCCGCGACTATCTTGCATGGGCCGAAACACTACCCGTAGCATTTGCCGGTGTCAACGACACAATCGATGGTTCCCGGTCGGTGGCGTCCAGATACATCCGGCGGCCCAGCGCCATGAGGGTCGCGATCAGCCCGTCGATCTTGACCAGCGGATCGTTGCGATCCTTGCGCG